ATATAGGTGTGTGCCCGTTTGCCCTGGGCAATCGTACTTGCAACTTGCGTAGCATAAGTGGATTGCGGAGTAAATTCACCTTCGTAATAACCACCGATCTGAACAAGAGCGAACTTGTCGGATGCTTGGCCGAACTCTGCTGTGCTTGTCTGATAGTGGCTTAGATCCACCCCTTGATCGCCTTTGGCTGCAAAGACCGGTGAAGTAATCGCAAAAGCCGATAAAGCCGAGATTGTTATTAAAATTGTATTTAACTTTTTATGTGTCAATGAAAAATTACCTCCAAAATAAAAGCACCGGCCAATATCAATCCGGTGCTACAAATGAGTTTTAAAATATTAAATTGTTTCAACCGATCACCTCCTAAAGTTTCATAAACGTTGTTAGAATTCTAATCCAGGTAAAAGCACCGGTTGTAATTAAACCGTTATCTCTTAAAATCGCTGGCATAGCTTGTTTAAAGGTCTTTCTGGCATCAAGATAAGGATTAAAAGTATCAGGTTTTTCCAAGTGAAAAGCAATCGTATAGGTCTTTTTATCCAAGTCTCTATAGAAATATAAATATCCATAGGGCAAATCCACAACTTCCGGTGCGTTGTCTTTATCGATATCACTGCCTTGGCCAAAGAAAGCCGGCAACGATAAGTTACCCAGCAAAGGTGGATTCTGTAGTTTCTTGCCTAATTCATCGTTATCAAGATTGCCAACAAACTGTGTTATCTGCTCTTTTTCCAGCTTGTTCATAGCCAGAAGAGTTATATCTTTTACATAATTTTCCAGCACAGCACGATAGTTCTCAACGCTCTGTTTCTTTAACTGATAAATCGGCTTATTTATGCGCTCAACTTGTTTCTTTTCAGCCTTGTACATTAGCCAATTCCCCCAAGCTTTGCCAGCCAGTCATCAAGCAGTGGAGCAATAATGTATACAAATAAAAAAACACCAATTGCACTCAAACTCCAAAAAAGAATTTTAAAATGCGATTCGTGTTCTGCAACCGTGCTTTCTAATTCATCTAGCCGTTCACCAAACTCTTGTGTTCCTTTGGTCTGTTCCTCAATCCTTACTAGTCGTTGCTGAATATCCATCAACGTCTTCGTAACGTTAATTCCGTCATTTTCTGTCATGACATATCTTTGTCCTCCTATTTATTTATCCCAATGGATATGTGATCGTGCCACCAATGCCACCGTTATGAGGTGAAACATAGTTAGCGTAGATCAAACCGTTTGTTTGAACATGTAATTCAATTCCGTATGGAGTTCCCGATGAATCATCCATACCGGCGGTCATGAAAGTAATACTTGGAGCGTATTTTGATGGTATCGTTCCAATCTGATTAGCGTTAGTTGTCTTTGAAGTGTCTAGGGCCTGCAATCTAATATAAACAACATTGTTTTTAACTCGATATTGAGTTAAACCACCAGAACCAATAACTAAACCAGTGGCGTTTGGCAAAGTTAACCAACCCGTATCGTTTAGATAGCCTGTCGTATCCGTTAGAGTCACACTGGTTGCGGTGGAAACAAAAGAAGCCAACGGTAATTCATAAATAAAACCACCATCGTTTAAATCGTCTTGAGTTAATGACCCAGTTACAGCACTCGTATAAACTTGATTAACCGCTACCGAATATGTGGTATCACCGGCATTTCCAGTGACCGTATTGGTTTTGGTTAGATCAACAACCAAACAGATACTGCCGGATGAATTAGCCGGAACCGTAACACTTTCCAGAGCGGTTATTTCAATTAACCGGCCACCAATTACGGCCTGCCCGGTATCAATTGAAACAACCAAGCCGTCAATAGTCAGAGCAAAGTTATTGCCGCGATTAGCTAGGACACCGCTTGTATTATTTAAAATTGCACTATAAAGAGCTGCATCGTTAGCCGGACTGACAAACATTCGATCCGACTGATACATTGTTATTGCCATATAAATTCTCCTTTTCTTTTATGAACTGCTAAAGGCATCTTTGGCACTGAAACGCAGGTTGCCAAAAGTCAAGGTAACTTCATTACTATCACTGCTTATTTCATAAGCACTTAAAACACTGTTATAAATCGTTGTGGTGCTTTTCCCGTTAATTGTCTGAACATAATAGATCTTTGCTAGTAAACCAATTTCGAGTTGGCTGACGCTGAAAAAGTTATTTTGTATGGGCATGGGAAACTGAATTTGATGGCTATATTCATTGCCGGTTAAAGTATCAGCGGCAATTTGTGCATAAGTTGAATTATCGGTTGCGGTTTTATCAAATAGGGAAATAGTTACCTGTGTTGGTTGAACCACATTACTATTAATCGAACTAACAATTGTGCCGTCTTTTTGTAACCAATACCTACTAAGGACAGTTGGATTTTCCATATCCGTACTTGCTTGATCAACAATCCAAAGTTCATTAGCGTAGCCACGCAACAATCGACTATCATCTACTGTCCAGCCAGCAAAAGCTGCAATGTTGTTCTTCAAAGTAATCGTGTCAGAAACTTTGTGAATATCGATTATTGGATAATAAAAAGGAACACCGTTTGACGATGTCCCTTTTCCAAGACCTTTAACATCCATTACAATGTTTTGTAATGTAAAACATCTGGTAATGTAATCAACAAAATTATAAGTATCGATGGTATCTGAATTGGTTAATGTAAATGATGTATTAGTAGAATTCGATAATCCAAATGACAGAAGATTGGTAGAAACAGTGGAAGCGATATAATTTTTGATTAATTTAATTAAATGTGATTCGCGGCTGGTTCCCGTTTTAGCAGTTACGATGATATCTCCGTTTAAAACGTTTCTAATATCAGCGGCCGTTAATGTATTGGTATTAGCATCATCAGCCATTTGAACATCACTTATCATTCCAAAATATAACAGCGTGTTTGTATTTTGAATTTTAGCAGCTACATAATCACCCTTTTGGCTTGCCCCACTATCATTTAAAACAAACGTCGAAGTACTATTATCGATATAGTCGTAAATCAAGTCATAATCCAAAGCTGGATAAATTCCCTTGATCTGTAAACTGCTAGCATCTAAAATTGTTACTTGTAAAGGCAAACTCATACTAGTAGCCTCTCTTCTTTATAAGTGAATTGAACTCCGGCAGTTTGGTCAATATAAAAGACGATCGTTGAATCGCCTTCAGGAATTAACACATAATTTGTTTGCGTAGGATCTTGATATTGAGATACATCCGTATATGAACCATCAGGATTATAAATCCGAGCATATTGATCATCGGGGTAAGAACTAACAACTAGAGTCTGATTATCGGTCAAGGTTAACAAAAATCCATCCGAAGCAACTGTCGTGCCATTTTGAATTACTTTCCAATTAACGTTCGTTGTAGTTGGACCCGTGATTGTAATTAAACAAGGTGAACCGCTTTGTATTCCATAATATTCAGAATCATTCGAAACTTCCATTGATTTCTGAGCTAGATTACGTCCAGATTCAATATAAACGTAATAAGGATTATAAATATAAGCACCATTTGAAATGCCGTATATTTTTCCATACGTTCCTAATTCCGGGTCATTACTATAACTTACATATTCTTCCGATTGCAATTGGTACCAAGCTGTATAAAACTCTAAAATAAAAGCTTCGTTTAAGCGATCGGCAGCAATTATCGTACTACCACCTTTTTCGGTCTTCGTAATACTTTGTAAGTTAGCTTTACGATACCAAGTTCCAGCATCAGTTGTATAAGCCAATGTATATGGCGGATAAGCCAAAAACGAAGCAAAATCAGCAAATGTTTGATAACTTTGACTACTAACATCACCAAACTGTATATAGACTTCATAAGGGTTTGAAGTTGGATCTGTTAGTTGGCTGTTCGTTCTAATGAAACTTGAATTATAGACAGAATAAGTATTAGTTAAATACAAGCCTAAACCAACTGGAGTATAAGCACGCAGAGCGTTGCTTTGTATATCAACGGTCTTTCCTTGTGCGTTTGTTAATTGAAACATACTGCCGATCATGCCAACCCCTTTACTGCCCGGCTAACTATTGCACGGGAAAATTTATTTGCTGTGATGTTATCAACGGTTTGATTACTCTTTTGTTGTTCAGACAGTTGACTAGATGACAACTGTACCAACTTGCTCATTAGGGATTCAAGATTACTCGTACTCATACTGCTTGTCGAATCTGAAGATGTTGCGGCCGCACTATTATTTACAATCTTGTTCGTTTCGTTTAATAACTCAACTGCTCTTGAATGTTTTTCAAGATCAAGAGGAATTGCAACCTCTGGACCAGCTTCACCGAAAATAGAAGGTGTATTAGCAAATCCACCGTATGCATATTTCTTTGTTCCAGTTGGACCCCAACCACCTTTGACACTAATAT